CGGCTTGCCCACGTTGACCCTGTTCACCACCAAGCCACGTGACGCTGACGTCAAGCAGCTTATCAACGAAGCCAGGACCTTGGCGTCCATCGATCAGCAGGTAGACGATTGGCACGCAGCGCAACCTACAGCTCCCGATCCAGTGATCATTGAGCATTCTGGCGACAACGAGCTGCTCGGTGGCGGCATGAGTATCCACGCACCATGGAAACGTGACTAAAACACCCGTCAGGCTTGCTGACCTATTCCGCTACTACAAGCATGGGCTGCCGCATCAAATGGCGGCCATCGTTGAATTAGAGGCGATATTATTAAAGCAAGCGCCTACTGCCTTTAATAGGGATCAGCCGTGGTTTAAGACTTGGAGTCAAGATGGCAAGCAGTATGAGTATGCAGCAGCCGTCAAGCTGATCAAAGAGTTTGAAGGCTGCCACCTAGATGCCTATGCCGATCCATTACACGGTTGGGACGTACCAACCATCGGTTATGGCACCACACGCTATCAAGATGGTCGCAAGGTGCAACGTGGCGACAAGATCAACGTCATCGAAGCCGAGGAGCTGCTCAGCCAAGAGATCGAGCGCATTGCAACCAAACTGGCGCATAGCGTTCCCGCATGGCAGCAGATGACGGCCAAGCAGCAAGGTGCATTGATCAGCTTTGCCTACAACCTTGGTTCTAGCTTTTATGGTGCTGCTGGCTTTGAAACGATCAGCAAGCGACTGCGTGAGAAAGATTGGAAGGCAGTGCCAGCAGCCTTGGAGCTATACCGCAATCCAGGCACCAAAGTAGAAGCTGGTCTGCTGCGACGTCGTAAAGCAGAAGGTGCCATGTGGTTTGAAGGTATTGTTAAGCAATCTGTTCAGCAGTCGCCATACAAGGTGAAACCTTCTGATCCATTTGGCACAAGGTTATCGGCTAATTTCACGTTGGGTGAATTTGCACTTGGTCAACCAGCACGGCGATTTACAACGCAATATCAAGTAGATACCGCAGCAGAATTGGTTGCATTTTTGGAACGTGTCCGTAGTGCATTTGGCAACAAGCGTGTCACCATTACATCCGGTTATCGACCAGCCGCAATTAACCGCATGGTCAATGGTGCCATCAGTAGCGAGCACCTATTTAATGCACCTGGCGTTGGCGCTGTTGATTTTTACATTGACGGCGCTGATATTTACAAAGTGCAAGAATGGTGTGATAAGCATTGGCCGTACTCTGTAGGCTATGGTGCTGCTAAAGGTTTTGTCCACCTTGGCATACGTCAAGGGCGACCACGTGTGCGGTGGAATTACTAGCCATCATTTGATGATAATATACTGCTGCTTGCCAGTATTGCTTATGGCATTTGCATGTGCTATTTACGCAAACCATCCAGCCATTAGCAGTTAGTTTCATTGTGAGCATTGCAAGTTACCTAGTGGTGTGTTGTCCAATGGATCATGCAACAATGCACGTAGCCGCAATATCCCGCGGCGTTCAATTTGTTGCAGTCGTGTTGGTGATACTCCAGTCTGACGCGCCATTTCACCCCATGGCATGGGTTTGTCCAGCAACCGGCTTTGAATGACAAATTGTGTACGTTTGTCTAAGTATTCATGGAACATCTTCATCATCTCTTGCGTTTCAAAACTCATCTCAATGCGCTCGTTGATTTCTGCAGTATTTGGGTCTGCAATGATATCCAACAATGACCCGCCATCTTCATGTACCAATACATCAAAGCTAACTACTTTAGTGCATTGGCGTATTGCTGTATGTAATGCAGCAACGTGATGCCTACTTCAGCAGCTAGCTCTTCTGGTGTTGGCGCACGGCAAAATTGATGACTTAATGATTGATTGACGCGGTTAATTTTATACAGCAATTCATGCATACCTGTTGGGATGCGAATCATATCATCCAACTGCGATAATGCTCGATGGATGCCTTGCTTGATCCACCAATACGCATACGTTGAAAACTTATATCCTCTAGTGTGGTCAAATAACTCAACAGCACGCGCTAAGCCTATGTTTCCTTCTTGTATTAGATCCATAATCTCTAAGCTTTTGCGTCTGCTGCGTTCATATTTCTTTGCGACATGCACCACCAGTTGCAAATTGCATTGCATAAACTGGTTTCGTGCTTTCTCGCCACTGCGTATCTCGCGGCGTTCAGCAGCAGTCAACTCATGGGTTGCAGCCTTAAGTTCACGCATTCGGCTGATGCGTCTTGCAAGTTGTATCTCTTGCTGCGGTGTAAGCAGTGGAAATCTTGCAATACTATTCAAGTAATCTTTTATCGAATCAGACATGCCTAATCCCCTGGTCCACACAGTGGAGGCGCAATTCCATGGTGCCGCCAATGCTTCAGTGCTGCGTAACCTGCACGCCAGTCAAGATTGGAATGGGTTGCTTGAATACGCATTGCTATTGGCTGAACAGGAGGCATCACAACGATCGCAAATTCACTGGTTAGCGCGTGAGGCGATGGATTTAACATCCGATTTGCTTCGACGCCGTAGTGGTTAAATCGCCGTTGTAATGTCCTATTGTGGCATAACTGATAGCCGGCTTGCAGCTCATTTTGAAAAAAACCATCTGACCAATTTTTAATCCTGGCCACAATGGCAATGGTTGAATTTGCCGGCTGTTTTTCAGCTCTAGCGTTAACGTGCTGCCATGCCACCCAGGATCAGCGTATCCGGCATGTAGGTTTTCATAGCCTTCACGTGCGCGACTTGACTTAAGAAAAAACAACCCAGCGATACTTTCTGGCATGTTAAAGATTTCAATAGTCTGCGCAAGAATAAACTGACCAGGCTTTAACATGTAAGGTTTAGATTGTGTTGCATTTGCAATGCTGTATGGTTTCATGTCTAACCCTTCAGCAGATTCAATCATAATTAAATTACCAAGCCGCACATCAAGGCTGGCAGGATTCACCAACTCTGGCAAATGGTCTTGTACCATTGCATGGTGTTGAATCAGGTTGTGGATTTCAATGTCAGATAGGATCATGGAGATTACAGTCGGATGAATCAATCGTTTGATATTCTGGCAAGCTAAATGCGCAACGATCGCGTTCATTAAACTTGCAGTTGCCGCATAATGATACTGCAGGTAATGGTGGTTCATCACCTAGCAGCTTGCGTAACTGACGCAATAATGTTGTATTTTCTTGTGCTGTTTGGAATACTTCTTGTGTTACCTCATGTGTTGTAAGACGATAACCACACATTTCACATTCTTTGCGTCGACGTATTGACGCATCAGTTTTGCGAGTTTCAAGAACACGTAATGCCGGCAATCCGCATTTAGGACATGCGGGTAGTATCTTTTTTTCAAAAGTCATCAATTAACCGCTGCATGTACCAATTAGCTTTACGATAGTCTTCTATTGACTGTCCTTTGTGCTCAGCGCGCCATAAGTATTTAATCACCTGGCCGCGGCAATAAGCTTTGAAATTATCAGTACCTATTGCAGCTTTGATCGCATCAATGCACTCGATGCTACCTTGCTTGTAGTGGTCAGGGTTAATTGGGTCAGTCATCGAGGGCCTCCAGCTCGGCGGCGATGGCGCGTAAATGGCCGGCAGCGGCGTGAAGCCCTTCGTCGTAAATCTGATAGCTCTCACCTGTGTATGACCAAGGAATTTGCAGGTCTGCAGCTTGATCAGCAGCAGCACGAAGGGCGGCAGCAATCGCTACATGATCTCCACAGTCTTCGTCAAAAAGAGAGTTGTCGTAGGCATACAAAATTGACTGAGCGGCGAGGGATAGGTTAGTCATCGGTGGTCTCCGGGATAGGTTGATACTGCGGCAGCCACTGGCCATCCTTATCGGTGAAGCCGGCCTCGTGCAGGAATTACCTGGCGGCGGTGGCGTCGCCGGCCATAGCGCGGTCGAGCAAGGCGGGAGCGGTGAGTTCGGCGGCAAGCTGCATCAGGGTTGATGATGGCACCGCGTACCAGCTTTCAGAATCGCTCCATGCGTGGGCTACGTGCATGAGCACCTTGGCAATGCCGTAGCGCACGTTGGCCGCTTCCTCGAACTCGTCGAGCAGTCGCTGGGCGCGGATGGTGAGGTGGTTAGTCATCGAGGGACTCCAGTGCGCAGCGGATGGTGTTGTAGGTGCGCTCCTTGT